GGTACTTGGCAGCCAGTGTCAGCACTGTCATCTGCCTGGCTTCATCTATCGGGATGTCATCAACGATCGCAACCACGCCGAGCTGCTTGTCGGTGTCGCTGAGCACATCCTCCATCATGATGGCGTAAATCCGCTGGAATTGGCTGATGGTCAAATTGGTCAGTGGTGTGTTCATAGTTGTTGTGCTGTTTTCAGTGCCTCCGCAATCGTCACGTCCATGTCCATGTAGCGATACGTCCCAAGCCTCCCCGCAAACGTCACCGATGGTAGCTGCTCCGCCATTGCAATGTACTGGTCAAGCACCGCCTGATCTTCAGCTAATCTGACCGGGTAGTAGGGGATGTCACCCCTGCGCCACTCGTGGCTGTACTCAAACGTGACGATGCTGTTGTCGTGATTCTCCCACGGCGTGAAGTGCTTATGCTCCACACTCCGCGTCCATCGCGTGTCGTACTCGGGGTAGTTGACTGTGTGGCAGCCTTGCATGTCGCCCTCGCCAAGCTCATGGCGGAAGGTCAGCGTGCGATACGCCAACTCCCCAAGTTCATAGTCGAAGAAGCTGTCAATCGTTCCAGTCCAAACGATATGATCGTACTGCCTCAGCCTGTCGAATGGTGTGGATAGATGCAGGTCGATATTAGGGTGGTCAAGGATGCGCTCTACCATCGCCGTGTAGCCGTCTTCGGGGATGCCTTGGTACTTGTGAGTGAAGTAGTTGTCATCGTGACTTAGACGCACTGGCAGGCGCTTAAAAACGGAAACAGGCAGCGTGCGCGGATCACGCCCCCACTGCTTCTGCGTGTACCCCTTGAAGAACATGTTGTAAAGCGTCGTGCCGATTGCTGCCTCCGCTGCTTCCTCGAAGTTCTGCGGATCAATGTCGCGCCGCTCGGTGTCGATTAGTCGCTTGGCCTCGCTCGGTGTCAGCGCGTGATCCCAGACTTGGCACATCGTCATCAGGTTCACCGGGAATGAATAGTGCTTGTCCTGCACCCTCGCGATGACCTTGAGCCTGACGTCGCGCATCGTAGTAAAGCGGTTAACGTACTGCCAGACTGTCTCGTTGTCCGTGTGGAAGATATGCGGGCCGTAGGCGTGAACCATGATGCCATGCCGCCGCTCTGTGTGGCAGTTGCCAGCGACGTGGCTGCGCTCGTCGTAGATGGTCACGCGGTGACCACGCTCGGCAAGTTCGCGAGCGATGACGCTGCCTGTCAGTCCTGCACCTGCGATGCCGTAATGCTTCATAGATGCATCAGCCGCTCTTGATGTTGCTCAGGGATCTGCTCCAAGGCGCCGCTGCCATTCCAACCACGCTGCATTAAGTCACGGACCGCGTTGGCCTCATGGATGTGGTGATGCCAACCCAAGCCGCCCTCATCGACTAAGTTCCACTTGGTGTTGCGCCAAATGTGCCGCTCAAGCATCAGGTCGTAGTCCATGCGGTGGAGATGATACATGAATAAGTTCCAGTCGTACATGCGCGAGTATTGGCAGTGGTGGAATCCTGCTCCGTATGTCAAAGGGATCTTAGTGATCAACGGCTTGTCCATGTGCGTCTCCCGGTACCACAGTGGCCGCTGCTTGACAATCGGAATCGTCAAATCCAGCTTAGGCTGCTCATCCATGACGTGGATGGCCTCATAGCCTACGACGTTGGTGAACTGGCTGTCACTCTTGCGGAAGGCCTCCAGCACTTCAATCAGCTCTGCGTGTGGTGCGTAGACCATTTCGTCGGCCTCAGCGAAAAGGACTACCTCGTAGCGCTGCAATAGCTCAGCTTGCACGCGCTGCACCTGGTCAACAAGCCACTGATGGCGGAATGCCTCCGGGTTGTGAACAGGTATAACGGTCACACCGATGTTATCGGTGCTCCCATCCTGCGTGTCGTGGTCGATGACGTAGATGTCGTCATCGGCAAATGTCCGCCGGTAGTGCTTCAGCCAAATCGGTAGGTTGACCGGCTCATCTTTGACGATGGTAAATGCTGCAAATGGTTTCTTCATATTTTCACGATTAGCATGATGTCATCCCAGCGCCCGGTGTCTGCACTGGCGTTCCAACGCTCACAGGTTGACCCCTCCGGTGCAAAGCGCTCCAAGCCATTAAACCACGATGCGTCTTGGATGTCCTCAATCACCATCACCCCGCCAGGCTTCATCAGAGGAGCGTAGAGCCGCAAGAACTCGCACATCGAGACCAGTGTATGCGGCCCATCATCAACGGCGAAGTCAAGGCCATCCGGGAAAGCCTCACGGACCGCTTCCACGCTGTCGTTGGTGTAGGCATCAGCAAAGTGGAAGGTGCAGCGGTCGCTGTCAATCAACTGCTCAGCCTTGTGCTTGATGTTGTTGGCGATGTCCATGAACATGAACCTGGCCTTGGGTAGATACCGGCACCAAAGCGCAGCGCTGCCACCATGCCAGACGCCGATCTCAAGCATGTTGATAGCCTGGTCCCTGAGTGGGTTGAGCAGCCGTGCGTATGTCTCCGTGTACTTGTGGTCGGTGCCTTTGTCCGTGCCACCTTGCCAATCCATGCCATGCAGGTTCATTTCCTGCAGCATGGCGACGATCTCGGGATCTTCGTGTTTTACCATGTGATTACAAATAATTCGGGTGAAGGCCATCCTGGGCAGAGGTCGGCAACTTGCGCCTCCGCCTTGCCAATCCAGTGCTCCGCCTGCCAGCGGTGATCACGCTCCGGTGTTCCGAGCTTGGCGATGTGCGTAGCCCGAGCCCACCAGTAGTTGCCGCCAAAGTATGGATAGCCGTGTGGGTTGTTGTGGTCAGCCATGTGTGGCCATTTCTCCTTGGTGATCCAATGCGGACCAGCGATGTCAACGCCTTCCAGCTTCTCGAGGGCATTCTGCCAAGCCACGACGCAGAAGAACGTCATCGACCGGCACCAGAGCTGGTTAATCAGCGATGCATCCGAGCCGCCCTTGGTGTGCGCGTATAGGTAGACAGCATCCGGCTCTTCCTGGCTCGCCTTGTACATCTCGTTGAGTGTCGCCTGCTCCCAAGCTGTCGTGCGCTCGACAACGACCTTGCAGCGATCCGCTGGCATGACCGTTGCCAGGAATGCCTTGACCTCCTTACGGTTTGCTGGCTGCCCGACGATGCCAATCCGTATCTCCTCGATTGCGTTGGCAAGTCCGTAGTTACTGACCGCCATCAGGTGTTGGTTGACCAGCATCTGCCATCGTCCATCGGCAAAGATGTGGTAGTAGTGGATTATTCTCATGTTGTGCGGCTAAATTACGACATATCGACCACTGTTGTGCACCCCGAGCTTCATCAGGGCAACGTAACGCACCGCGTCAATGGCGTGGTTGTATTTGTCGATAGGCACTCCCAACGATGCACCCGTGCGGTCAGTATCCCACGTGTAGTTGCGCAACTCCTTGATGAGGTTCGTGCTACTCTTGGTCACTTGAATGCTGAACCTGTGAAGGATGTCGATGGAATTGCGGATGCTGTCCTGTCCCTTCTGCGCTGGCTTGATATTGAAGCCAAGCCTATGCACTTCCTCGATGCTTTTCGGCTCTGCTGAATCCGCGACAATCTCCCACGCGCGGTTAATGCCGAACTCGCGCAACTTGGTCGCGATGTCCTGATTCGTCAGGTTGTTGGCGTACAGCAGTTCGTGCAAAGTCAGGGTATCGCCTGAACGATACACCGCCACCAGTGCAGTCGGGTCGTTGGTGTACCCCCAGTCAAGGCCGAGCGCGACCAGTTTGGATGTGGTGTAATTGATTTCGTCAATCTGCGTCCAGTTTGAAAAGATAACGCCCTGCACATTGCCGACTTGCCCAAGACCGTACACCTTCCACCAGTTCGCCCAGTACGTGGATGTCGCGGCCTTCACCTCCGCCATCTCGATGTCCTTGCGGATCGTGTCAGGAAGTGCTTCGTTGTCGCGGAAGGTCAGCACCAGCAGGTCAGCATCATCCTCGCGTAGCACCTCCGTATGCGCCCAAAACTCGTGCGTTGGGTTGTAGTCGATGTATATCGCTTCGCTTGTTCTGATGGCTAACTGATAGTAGCTTTCAAAGTCGATGTTGTTCGCTTCGTTTATGTACAGCACCTGCCGCCTTGCACCGCGTAGCCTTCCCTCGCTATCTGCTGAAAAGAACTCGATTGTGCTTCCATTGGCGAAGTTGTACGTCAGCAGGGTCTTGTTCCAGCGGTCGGGTGCCCAGCGTCCAGTCCACTGCATCACCTTGGCGAAGTCCTTGATTGCACCCCTGCGAAGGTGCGGAACTGATTCGGATACTACGCTGATTTCGGTCTTGGCCTTGGCTGCTATGTTGATTAGCACGGCAAGGATGGCGATGGTTTTTCCGTTCCCCCACCAGTTGCCCAGTGGGGGTCAACATCCAGCAGATGTTCCGCCCTGAATCACCTTCTTCCGAGCGGCCACCTGCCGAATGCGTTTAATTGCAGTGGTATATTTAAACATATTGCCATTTAAATCCATAAGCAGTTTGATATTTCGGCTTGTTTTTGCAACACCCAATAATGCCAACTGAATTATAGCCTATTTCTCTTTTAATTTCTTTGATTGAATTCCAAACTTTAATTGGTTTCATATCGGAAACGCTTAATTGCATTACTTTTTTACTGCATTTAGAATCTGCGCCTCTTGTGATTTTTTGCAACCCTTTTGCAAAGGC